AACCTACATGAGTGTGCCAAACAAGTTGGCACAAGGACGCCCAATTCAAGTCTGGTACAACCGCCAGTCTGGCCAAGAAAACTTGTCTACGGTTACCCTTAATGGAACAATTACATCTACAGCCACCACAATCACGGTGTCTAATGTTTCTGCGCTTGCCACTGCTGGGTTTATCAAAATTGATAATGAAACAATAAGTTACCCCAACGTAGACCCGGTAAACAACCAGCTAATCAACTGCGCCCGTGGGCAAAACGGCACAACCGCTGCGGCACATACTACTGGTGCAGCTATGACTGTGCAGAACCTACCTGCTATCAATGTGTGGCCTACACCTAACGCCCCCGGTAACCAGTACATGTTTGTGTACTACCGCATGCGCCGTATTCAGGACGCTGGCTCTGGTGTAAATGTGCAGGATATTCCATTCCGTTTTATCCCCTGCATGGTGGCAGGATTGGCCTATCTGTTGAGCATGAAGTTGCCGGATGTTGATCCCCAGCGCGTAATGGGTTTGAAGGCTGAGTACGAACAGCAGTGGGATATGGCCCAGTCAGAAGACCGCGATACTTCTCCGTTGAGGTTCGTGCCAAGGAACATGTTCTATGCCTAATCGGTTTGCTTCTGGTAAGCATGCAATTGCTGAATGCGACCGTTGTGCGCAGAGGTACATGCTCAAAGAATTAAAGACACAGATAGTCAAGACTAAGCCATTTAAGGTTAAGGTTTGCCCCGCATGCTGGGATCCCGATCAGCCGCAGTTGCAACTGGGTATGTATCCAGTCAATGATCCGCAAGCAGTACGTGATCCGCGTCCTGATGTGAGCTACCAAGTCTCTGGTCAAAGTGGCTTACAGATTTTGCTGACGGACAGCACTGCGCAAGATGGGTTTGGTTATCCAGAGCAAGGTAGTCGGGTCTTTGAATGGGGCTGGAGTCCTGTTGGTGGAGCAAGTGGATTTGATACACTTTTAACGCCAAATAGCTTGGTGTTAGCAATAGAACTTGGTACAGTTACGGTTACAGTTACATAAGGAGTCAATCATGGCTAAAAGTGATAGTAAAGAAGATATGAAGATGGACACGTCGCAGGACAAGGCAATGATTAAAAAAGCCTTTAAACAGCACGATGCTCAAGAACACAAAGGCGGCAAAGGTACATCTTTGAAGCTGGCTAAAGGGGGCAAGACAAACGCTCAGATGAAAGCTCTGGGTCGTGGTTTAGCCAAAGTGGCTAATCAGAAGAAGTCTTCTTTCACCTATAAAAAAGGCGGTTGATATGGCAACTTTTAGCAAAAAAGTAATGGGCAAAGAAGTTGGTGATGCCAGCGTCTACGCACAACCCCACACCGGCGCTGAAGCAGGTGTAGATATTAAGAACAGTGGCTATGACGGTGGTAATCGTTTTACTGCTAACGATGTAAACATGTCTGTTGGTAACATCAGTCGTGACCCTTATAAAGCGCCAAAAACTTCTGGTGTTAAAACCCGTGGTAATGGTTGCGCTATTAAAGGCGTAATAGCCCGAGGCCCAATGGCTTGATATGAATTACACGCAACTGTTTGATACTATTCAGTCGTATACGGAAAATAATTTTCCGGACTTTACCCTTGCCAGTGGTGGGATAGAGACGACTACCGAACAGATCAACAGGTTTATTGAACAGGCTGAATTGCGCATCTATAACACGGTGCAGTTTCCGTTTTTGCGTAAGAACATGACGGGAAATATTCAGTCAGGCAATAAATATCTTCAGGCTCCAAACGATTATCTTGCTACATATTCTTTGGCAGTGATAGATGCGTCTGGTAACTACGAGTACTTGTTAAACAAAGACGTAAATTACATTCGTCAAGCGTACCCTAATCCTACGACAGATGTTGGAATCCCTAAGTATTACGCACTGTTTGGCCCAGCGTTATCAAATAATATTATTACGACTGAGCTGACATTTATTCTAGGCCCAACTCCTGATGCGGCGTATACGGTAGAACTTCATTTTTATTACTACCCAGAGTCTATTGTGACTGCTGGTACCTCATGGCTTGGTGATAATTTTGATACTGTACTTTTGTATGGTTCACTGGTAGAAGCCTATACCTTTATGAAGGGTGAGGCAGATATGCTTGCCCTATACGACGGTAAATATAAAGAAGCCCTTGCGCAAGCCAAACGTTTGGGCGATGGTATGGAGCGTCAAGATGCTTATCGTTCTGGTCAATATAGACAGGCGGTAACCTAATGGCGTTCACTGGTAACTTCTCCTGTAATACGTTACGGACTGGGTTAATTAACAGCACGTTAGTATTTGCAACGGACACGTTTAAATTGGCGTTGTACACAAACTCGGCCACATTAAATCAATTGACTGCGGCGTATACATCAGATGGTGAGACTTCTGGCGGCAACTATGTAGCTGGTGGTCAAGTAGTCACGGCCACAGTTAATACCGCGCTTGGCACAACCGGCAGCACCATTTACGTGTCGTTTTCTAGTCCCGCGTGGACTGGTGCAATTACGGCTCGTGGTGCGCTGATTTATGATGTGACCACAGGCGCGGCTGTTTGCGTTCTTGATTTTGGAAACAACGTCACATCCACCAGTACATTCACTGTAACAATGCCTGCTAACACCAGCACGGCAGCACTCATTAGACTTGTATAAGGAATAAATATGGCATTGGTCACAACCACCAAAGGCGAAATGGACGATTCTCTTCTTGAGAAAAAAGAAGGTTCAGTCGATAATGACAACGAGTACACCACTTGGGTGGAGTATTGGTTAGATGGAGAACTTGTGCATCGCTCTGCCCATGTTCAATTAAAGCAGTCTGTGATGCTGGGCGCTGAAGCAGCATCTTTTAATTAAGGAGCCTAACATGGCAAATACACAAGCAATGTCAACATCGTTCATGGGCAAGCTCATGACAGGCACACATAATTTTGGTACTGGTGTTATTCGCGCAAGCACTGCGGCGGACGTTTACTACGGTGCTTTGCTATTGGCAAGCGGTACGTTTAACGCATCTTCTTCTAACTATACTGGCACCGTTGGTTCATCCACTATGTCTGGTGAAGTGTCTGGTACGGGATACACCGCAGGTGGCGTGGCTATTACCAATGCGACTCCTCCTACAGCTACCAATTCATCCACAACTGCGGGCGTGGCTTTTTGGACTCCCTCCGCAAGCATTACATACCCAACAGTAACTTTGGGTACGGCCTTTGATGCTGTGATGATTTACAACTTTACACAAGGTACTGCCGGTGCGTACCCTGCGGTAAGTATTCATACATTTGGTTCGCAGACTATTACGGCTGGCACGTTTACATTGACGATGCCATCAAATACGACTACGACTGCGCTGATCCGCTTGGCTACAACCTAATAGGGTCGGTGGGGTAACTCACCGGAATAGCCATGTTTGGTATCTCCGCCTTTGCTGAAGCACCATTTGCCTCGCTTGCAACGCCATCGGTTGTTGTCCTTACAGGGGTTCAGGCGTCTGGCGATGTAGGTACGCTTGTCTATACCCGTGAATTAGCGTTAACGGGTGTTCAAGCTGCGGGTGCGGTTGGTACGATTACGATAGGCGGAATTACCGTTGCATTAACGGGTGTTCAAGCTGATGGTGCGGTTGGTAATGTTACAGAGACAAACAACCCGACTGAAGACGGTGTTCAGGCTAATGGCGCTGTTGGCACGATCACCGTGGGTAGTCTGTCTGTAGCTTTGAGCGGTGTGTCAGCAACGGGTAAAGTTGGAACAATGAATTATTTTTATTGGACAACAATAGATGACAGCGAGACTCCAAACTGGCAAAATGTTGCAATGACGGTATAAGGAAGTACTATGGCACTTGTATTAGCAGATCGCGTTAAAGAAACCACCACAACGACTGGGACGGGCACAGTTACGCTTGCCGGTGCATCTACCGGGTTCCAGTCTTTTGCTGTGATTGGTAATGCCAACACAACTTTTTATACAATTTCAGCCCAAACAGGTACTGAATGGGAAGTGGGTATTGGTACATACGCATCATCTGGCACTACGTTGGCACGCACTACCGTTTTGTCTAACAGCGCAGGTACTCAGCCTTCAGCATTAAGTTTTTCTGCTGGTACAAAAGATGTCTTTGTAACCTATCCTGCTGGTAAGTCCGTTAATCTCAATGCTTCTGATATAGCGGTCATCCCTACGTTAAACCTTACCAATGCACTAGGCCCCGCTTATGGCGGTACTGGTCTAACTGCGGCTGGCTCAAACGGTAATGTATTGACATCTAATGGCTCTGCTTGGGTTTCTTCTGCGCCAGCGGCTAGTGGTTTGACCAGAGCGCAAGTCACCGCAATTTCTCTTGTTTTTGGTTTTTAAGGATCAATCATGGCAGCACCAAATATTCTTGCCGCAACCACTGCAACACCCCACACGGTTTCTATTACCCCTGCTGATACATCACGTAATGCGTTGGTTACTGCGCCAGCCTCGGGTTCTGCGCAAAAGATCAATGAGATCATTGTGGCCAATATTGATGGCACAGCAGCGTACGACGCAACGATTGAATTACGTTTAGCTGATGGCACAACTTACCGTGCTATTGCTTCTACGATCTCTGTACCGCCAGACGCATCACTAATCGTGTCAGATAAAACGACCATGTTTTATTTGCTAGACACATCGGTATCTGGTGAAGCA